GCGGAAAGAGGATGGAAAGTCCGTGTGGTATCCAGGTCTTGTGCACTTCGAGTGGCACATTCCGAAGGATATCGCGAAGGCTTCAGGTCAATGCTTATGCATCGCCGAGCCTTTCGCCTGCCCCAATTGGGTCAGACCGACTTCCTACCTCTTGGTGGAAGGAATCGTTCCAATAAACTCGTGTTTTCTGCAGATCTTTCTGCAGCAACCGACTTAATTAGTCGTGAGTTGTTGGAATCCCTATCCAAATACCTCGGTATAGATCCTGCACTTGTGTGCGGTGGTCGGATACAAGTCGGAAAGGCCGACTTCGTCAATATGACGCGAGGGACGTTGATGGGCATCCCTTTGAGCTTCCCGTTCTTAAACTTGGTACATTTGTACGTTTGTGAAAGTATCGGTGCTCATCGGGACACATATTATATATGTGGTGACGATTTAATCGCTCACTGGTCCATCGCCTTGATCAGGAAATACAAGAAAGCCTTGTTAAATTTAACAGGCATGCTTTTGAATGACTCTAAGTCATTCATCTCTAAGTCTAGAGGTATTTTCTGTGAGAAGGCCTTCCATTTAGCAAAGGATGGTTTGCGCGTTAACAGACAATTTTTGTCTGTTAAAGCGCTCACACCCTTGGGTCGATCGGTATCGCCCAAGGGGCCGGAACGGCATCCAGAGCTTCCATGGGAGTTTGCACCTCTCTTATACCTGTCTACTCATTATAGTAGATTAGGTCATTCGAGAGTCCATTTTGCACAAAGCATGATCCTTAAGGATTATGTTAGGCGAATTGGATACCTTGCAAGGAAGAACGGCGTTTCCGCCTATCTACCCTTGCACCTTGGTGGTGCAGGTCTTTTCCCGCCCAAGGGCAATTCCGTACTTACTCAAAATGAGGAAGCATGGTTGAGAGCCTTGGAGACCGGCGACGCAGATGCTGCGAAGCGGTTGCGGATGGTCCGTAACGGAGATACTAAGCTGTTCAAGTTTGATGGGTCTAAGCCATTTGACTTCAACAACCGTAGCTTCAGACGGACGGCCCTAGTTACTCAACACATTGTGTACAGTAACACGGGCCCTGGGTTATCTCCCAAGATACTCGGTCTAATTGGCCGGTATCGTGCATTCAACGACGATCTTTCGGCCGCTGAAGGCAGGGGTACTCCCGAGGATATCTCCCCTCGAATATACTTCAAAGCACTTGGTGCATTCAAGTATAAGGGAGATCGCCCTCCACTGGATTTCAGACGATATGCAAATTGCTATAATCTTGATCTGGTAGAGGACACCTCTAAATTCAGTGTTACTGATATGCTTACGCTTATCAAGTACTCACTGCCGAACCCGGTTCTGGTTGAGGTCTTGCTAAAAGAGCAAGATGACTTCGCCTCACCGTATTCGGAGGATGGGGGTGACTAGTCTTAGGGCTAGTAACTCCCGCTGGAGCCGGACGCGCCGCGAACATATTTGCCGTGCCCGGACGAAATCACGATACGGTTGTAGCTCATGGCGTCTCCCATCAACGCGGTGATGCGTTCGATTTGATGCAGACCTCGAGCAGCCCGTCGCGCCGATCGGCGGCCTTGGAAATTTCATGCATGGAATAGGCAAAGCCGCCGAGCGCGATCGTGTTGACGATCAGGATCGCCAGCACGAAGGGTGTCGCCTTCATGCTGTCGATGACCTTGTCGGCGATCTCGGCGGGGACGTTCATCGCCTGGTCTTCCCCGCTGTCTTCGCGGCCGGCGGCGAGCCGATCTGCTCCACGAACTCGTCCAGCGACAGCGGCGGCAGGCCTTCCTGGGCGCGGATCCGGTTCTCGTGGTCGTACAGCACCTGCTGCTCGGCGGTCGGCTCCGGCGGGACGGGTTCGGGCGGCACATAGGGATCGGGGACGTTGCCATCGCCGACCCACTGCACATAGCCGGGATTTAGCGCATCGCCGTTGTAATCCCGGTTCGCCATGTCGGGAGGTATGCAAGCGCCGTCACTATGGCGGATCACGGCGCACGGTTCTTCGCTTGCGGTGAGTTGATAATCTGCCATTAGAGCCTCGCGTTCGCTTTG